CGCTGGGCCGGCGCTGTGTCGCGCCCGCGCCGTCGTTTTTTTTCGCCCCCCCCCCCCCGCAGGGGGGGGGGAGGCGGGGCGTGGCGTTGTCCTTAAACTTGGCCACCAGTTCTACGCTATGCTGGCTCATCGGTTGTTCCTTAATTACTATGGCCTTATCCTGAAAACCCATTATCCGCCGATCGTGAATTCGGCTTGAATTAACCAATGTCAGGCAGACAGTAAAAGGCCGTCTGAAAACAGGGTTCCAGACGGCCTTCGGTCAGTTGGATTTGAAAATCAAGTTGTCCGCCACCTGCTTCATTCCCGCAGTAGGGAATGAGATCAGGTCGGCCAATTCGCAGGCATCGAAGCTTATCTTATCGTTTTGTGCCTCATAGAGCAGCTTTGTCAAAATATTCAACGCGGACTGGGCTTTAATCAGGGTGCTGTAATCATCTTCACTCATCAAGTATCCTGTTTTCATGACTCAATCCTCCAAACCCAAAGATTGTTGTGCTTCGAGCAATGCCCGCTTCTGTATCCGTGCCTGACAGCCCAGTTTGCCCGCACGCGAGAATCTCGGATCGGGACGGTAGTCGATGATGCCGAGGCGGTCGAGTTCTTTCAGCCGGTGGCGGACGGCCTCTTTGCTGATGCCCATCAGTCGGGCTTTTTCTTCCAAATCCAAATCCATCTGCTGATAACGCATCAGTCTGACCATATCGGGATGGGCTTTCAGATAGGCTTCTTGAAGCAGTTCGGCACGGTCGTGCATCCATTGCAGCTGTTCGCGGTCCACTTCGAGCATGTCGGGCAGGCGGCGGCGGATTTCGGCCTCTAGGGTGTTGAAGGCGGCAATGTACTTCTCCTTCCACTGCGCGGCGGCCGAGCCGGTAAAGCCCATGCACAGGAACACGAAACCGTCGCGGGTGATTTCGTAAAACGGTTGCGGCTTGCCGTTCTGCAACTCGTTGTTTTTGTAGCAAAGCTGAAAATTCAGCTTTGCAAACTCGTCCGAACATTCGAGGTTTTCAATTGCTTGAAGAACGTTTTTATGCTTCTTAGCGAAGTGATTGGAAACAGCGAGCGAAGTTGTAACCAGACGGTCGCCGGAGATTTGAACAAGTTGGGTGTTGTTGGTATTCATGATAGAATAGCCTTTCTTTATGTGATTCATAAGGACGGGAAAAGAACGCCCTAACGTTGCTTTTCCATGAAAGCCGATAAGCCCTAACTTATCGGCTTTCTCTTTAACTCGTTACCGAGTGTTTGCATTTTATGATGTAGCTACATCTTTGTCAAGCTGATTTTTAAACTCTTTACGGATTTGGTCTTTAACCCATTGAGAAAAATCAAGATTATTTGCAATATCCAAAATATCTTTCTCTGTTTCTCGATTAAAGGAAACCCGTTTAGTCATTCGGTTGGCTTCCGCCTTTTTCCGATATTCAGCCAGCTTTTTATCAACCATAGGCAGTCCTTGGTTTTTTAAGGGCGGTGGGAGATATGGTGAGAGGGGGGGGGGGGGGGGGGGGCGGTCCCCCCCCCCCCCCGAGTCGTGTTTTAATTAGTACGCTTTGCTAGAGAGAACTAATAAAATCACTAAGATTAGGATTGTCTTAATCATCTTCATCACCTCCTTTCTTTTTCGATTCCCGCCGCCCCAAACGGCGGGGTTTTTTTTTTTCTAATCCCTGAATTGAATATTTAAAGTTGACACATTAAAAGAAAAGACTTACCCC